TCGGGCTCCAGGATATGGTAGTGGGCCGACTCCTTGATGTTTTTCTTCTTGTCATCCCAGAAGCCGTGGAAAGCCGCTGAGTAGTACCTCTTATGAAGGTGCTCCTCGATGTTGTGGTGCCTGATCCGGTCGCTGCTCGAGTAAATCTCGCCCGTCCTGGGGTGACCCGCATGAGGCTCATTCCTGCCTATATTCGGGTGCAGCTCCTTCTGGTAAGGGTGCCACTCCGCCCTCACCTCGCCGCCGTAGCCGGTAGCGAAATTGATGTTCTTGACGGGCTTGACTATGAAGACGGGCTCCCCGGTGTCGTGCCTGCTCCAGACGTGCCTGTTCTTGTACCTCGTCTCCAAAGGCTCGTCGGTTACGAGCTGTGGGGAGACACCCGGGTACGTCGGGTACTCCGCCTCCTTGATCGAAGAGGCGGGCCGAAAGAAGTTGTTCCTGGCCGCGTGTCGGTAACGATATTCGACGTAGTGATCCAGTGAGTTGGAGGCGATCGAGCGGCCGTCATAGTAGACGTCGTACGGTTTTCCTTCCCCGTACACTCGCTCGGGCTTGTGCTTCTCGCCCTCCTTGAGCCAGGGGTGCTGCTGGAGCGCGTGGTCGTGCCAGTGAACGTCCCAGTCTTGGCCCCACGCCTCGGCCGGGCGGGAGTGCTTCTTCACGGCGGAGAAAACGGGCTCTCCGGTCTGGCGGTCATGGTAAGTGTGGCTCGCCCAGTTCCCATAATCACCCTCGCGCCCCCGCGGCTCGAGGATCCTCTCATGTTCCTCAAATCCTTCCTCGATGAACTTACCGAAAGTCTTCACTGACTCATTTTTTTTAGAAAAGTTAGCCCGGGCGGCGTCCTCATAGTCACCCTCGAGATTGTAGAGCATCTCATCGTGGCCGTCGAGGACCCGTGAGCCGCCGGCACTGACCGGGTGGTGCTTCTCGAGGTCCGGGTACTGGTCCAGCATATGAGGGTGCCACCGGAAGGTATGCTCGACGAACGGGTTGTCATGGGGCATCGACTTCCCCGTCATCCGAGTGATGAAGGTCGGCTCGCCCGTCGCGATGTGTCGCCAGTGCACGCTCTTCCGGAAGTACTTGTTGTTCCTGGCATCGTAGTTCTTGTCGACCTCGCCCGTGGCAGGGTCGAATGGCTCGAACACGTCCGGGGGATGAACGACGTCGACCATGGCTTAGAACTCCAGGATGACGATGAACCGCTCGGACTGGCTGGGCTGTCGGGTCACCGGGTCCATATTCTCCAAAAATACCAGGTTTCCCGTCCCAAAACAGAGCTCGCCGGAATAGACGTTGGTGATGGCGGCCACCGCCCCGGAGTTGGCCCCGGACACCGTCCCCGTGATGGAGCCGAAAGTTCCGCGGACCTTGGTGCAGTAGAAGGTCACGTTCCCGTTGGTCGAGTGGACGAACGCGTTAGAGGTGGAGTTGGCCAGGCTGTCGCCCTGGAACACCGCCTCGTCGAGCGAGAAGGAGCCGGCCGACATGGACCCGACGAACTTCTGAGCTTGGATGAAGGTGGAAAAGTCCTTAGTGTCACCGGCTCGGACGAAGCTGTTGCAGATGGCCACGGCCGTGGAGCTCCGGCCCACGATCATGTCACCCGAGAGCAGCCCCGAGCTGATATTCGAGATCTGGATCGTGTTGGCGTCGGTCAGCTGGGTGACGCGGCCCTCAGTGCTGGGCGTCGCTAGGAACAGGCTCGCCGACGAGGTGTTCAGGAAGTTCGCATTGACTGCCAGCCGGAAGTGCGTCGAATTCGTCACCGACGACACGTTCGCGAGCTGGTGGACCCCACTGTCACTCGACACGATCATGACCAGGTCGCCGGCACTGAGGGCCAGGTCGAAGCGGGCGGTCGAGTTACCGATCACCGCGTTAGAGGTGGTGTTGACCGAGACGGTGTTGGCCAGGTACCGAGTCGATACCTTGACCACGTTCTCGTTCAGCATGAAGACGTTCGAGTAGCCGACCAGCTGGCAGGAGACCTTCCCGAACTTCGGGTCTCGGAGGATGCCGAGCTGCTGGAACCGGCCGGTAGCCGGGATGGTGTTGGCCTCGGAGTTGGAGAGCTGGACCGAGACCGCGACGGAGGTGGCACCCAGCTCGAGGGCCGGGTCGGAGCCATGACCGGAAGGCGGACCCATGATGGGTCGGATGCTCGCCGGGTTGGCGACGCCGACCGAGGCGTGGGCGTTGACCGTGGCGGTGGCCGTCTGGTACCCGAGACCCCGGGACAGTACTTCCACCCTCTCCACGGTGTTCCCCGCGGAGTTGACGATGGCTCGAGCCTCGGCGTTGACTGTCTGGGACCCGTTCCCGAAGATGACGGCTTCCGGGTAGACCTCGAATTCGCTGGTGTTCTCGGGAGGCGTGGCGAACTCTGACGAGATGACCGCGAACTTCCCATTGGCGTTGGTGAAGTAGTCGGTGATCCGCCGGTACTGACCCACGCCCGGCCCCGCCGAGATGTAGAGGATGCAGCCGTTGAAATAGTCGGCCGAGTTGTTGGCCGAGGTGTTGCTCTTCAGGTCATAGAGGACGGTGTTGCCGTCGACTCGGACCTCGCCGGCGGAGAAGGTGCCGACCGTGTAGTTGTCATAGCCCTCGCCCGGGTCGTCGACCGCGATGACGTCGATGGCTCCACGGACTGCGGCGGCCACGACGGTCGCGTTGGAGCTCGCCGGGAACTTCTCCGAAGTGGCGAACTTGGCGGCGGTGGAGCTGGAGACGGAATAGAGGTACTTCCAGAAGTAGCCGTCGCTGGTCCGGTAAGCCAGGTCCTCGGGATCCACGTCGCCGATGTCGGGGGCCACCGTAGAGGCGACGTTCCCGCCATTCTCGAGGACCTTCCAGACATGGTAGAAGCTGCCGGCATTGACGACCGCGTAGTAGTCCTTGTCCAGGATGTCCTGGTCAGCGTCGTCGTACTTGTCGTAGACGGTGTTGGTGACGTAGTCGACTCGTCGGATCATGACCGACACGTCGGTGTTGGCCACTCGCTTGCCGCAGATCATCTCATCGTAGACCCGGGTGGTCGCCTCCCAGAGGTCGTCGATGGGCGCGGTGGTGTTGGCCGTGCCCGTATGGTTGCCGATGAACAGGTAATGGGGCGTGGACCCGGCATCAGACTGGAACAGCCTGGCCTGAGTCAGCTTCCAGCTCGAAGGGACGAGATACGAGACCACTCTACAGCACCGTCACGTTGGCGCTCCGAGCAGAGAGGCTGACCGAGACCCTCTGCTTCCACCGGAGCTGGGCAAAAGCTTTCGTCCCGGACACGTGAAGGACGTTCCGGAGCATGTCCTTGTACTTATCGAGGGTCACGGAACTCCGGATCTCATAGCTGAAATCCTGCCAGTAGTCGCCGTCGAAGAGCTTCTTCTGGTCACTCAGGAACCCGCCCTTCTGGGCATACCGGCCGGCCCCGAGCCCGTGGGTGCCCAGGTGGGCCAGGGCGGTGCCGATCACCGTCCCGTCACGCGTGAAGGTGGCGACCTGGCCATCCTCGAAGCCGAGTCCCGAGTCGAGGATCGAGAGGGTCTTGGCCGAGCCCGTGGCCGTGGTGGTGTTGGCCGCGATGTCCGCGTTGACGCCGGCGTACCGACCCTGGATGTCGGTCCAGCGCCTGGCATCGTCGAGGAAGTTCCCGATGATGTTGGCCTGGGCTCCGGTGGAGGAGTCGACCAGGTACATGGTCGCGTTGACCGTATTGGCGAACCTGTCGAACAGGCTCAGCCGCTTGAGGGTGATGTGGGTGGCGTTGGACGTTCTGACGATGCCGCGTGCACCCGACGACGACTGAGTCACCAGGTCACCCTCGTTGAAAAGGCCCGTCACACCCGTGACCGCCACGACCCGGTCTTCCTTACGGTACGGGTAGGTGAGGGGCTCATAGACCCGAACCATCGGGTCGGCGGTGTAGGCCTCGCCCGGGTTGATCTGCCCGATGCTGGCAATGCGACCCACCTGAGTGTTGGCGAACGAGAGGGCTGACCCGATGATGGTCGCCAGGTTCGCGGTGGGCATGGCCGGGAAGCCGTACATGGCATTGAGCTGGACCGACGTGTAGGTCCCGATCACGTCCGTGCAGAGCAGGACATACTCGGTGAAGTCCAACCCGGTGATGGCGAAGCTGGCACCCGTGCCGGAGCCGACGGCGCCGACCGTGGCAGTGGTCCCCTGGGGGCCCACGGTGGGTACTCGAGAGTCGACCAGGAACGTGTTGGAAACGTCGACGACGCCGACCCGGATCTGGACCGCGTCGAGGTCGGCCTCGGCGCCCGACACTCGCCCGATGAGGGGCCGGGTATTGGAGAGCTGACCCACGACGTCGCCCAGCTCATAGATCTGACCGGAGATGCCGGTGACGGTCCCGTTGGCCAGCTCCGTGGTGCCGTCGGTCTGGTAGAACTCCTCGTCCTGCTGGAACACTCCGGTCAGGGCGTTCACCGTGGCGATGGCCACGTTGGACTGGGCGATGACGTTGGCGGTGGCCAGCGTCGTGTAGTAGCCGTTCACGACCGACTGGTTGGCCGTCACCGCGTTGGCCGCGGTGAAGAACTGGCTCGACTGCATGTTCCCCGACAGGGTGACCATCCGGACCACGCCGTTGGCCCCGTTGGTCGACACGAGCTCGATGATCCGGCCCGTCCCCTTCGGGCTGTTGTTGCCGAAGTAGGTGTAGACGTAGTCGGAATCCTGAAACGAGCCCGTCGCGGAGATGTAGTTGACCAGGGCCGTGTTCTGGTAGACCTGCTCGAACAGGGAGTAATACTGGGGCCGGAGAGCCACGTTGGAGCAGCTCGGGTTATTGAGGAACAGGACCTTCTCGGAGACGATCACCTCGGAGTTGGCCGTGTAACCGTAGCCGCCGTCGACCAGCTCGAAATCGACGAGCCCGGTCTCCTCCTGGATCTCTGACACGAGTGCCCGGCCCCGGGTGCCGGTATCGGAGATGACGCTGACCTCGTCACCCACCTCGAAGGCCTCGCCTCCCGTCACGACGTCGAGTGTCGTCAGGGACCCGATGATCCTGGGGCACTCGTCGATGGCGACCGGCGAGCTGGTGAAGTTGATGAACTCGCCCGTCGAGAAGCTGCCGAAGACGGCCGAGATGAAGATGACGTCGACGATCCGGTGCTTGGTCGAGAACCGGACGAGCTTCTCGGCGAAGGCTCGGGCCCCGGAGGAGACGCCCGTGATCTCGCGACCTACGAACTGCTCAAGGTTGTCCTGCCGTGAGACCTCGATGTACCGGGGTCGCTTCCACTTTCCGTCGGAGAGCCGGAAGAGGTCATCGGCAGGGAAGTAGACTTCGGCACCAGTCCCGAAAACCAGACGGAAAAGGAGATCGTCTCCTCGGGGAGTCCCCTTGGAACGGTAAACGTCAAGGGAGTGCTTGACGAGCTGTCGGACATTGGAGGCCGTCTCCAGCGGGATGTTGCGGAGGTACGTCTTCTTGAAGTGGCCGATGAAGTCCTCGACCGTGGCGTCGATGTCGCGGTAGTCGGGGGCACGCCGGGAGATGTAGACCGGGTTGCCCGACTGTTCCAGCCACTCGAAGTAAACCTCTACGAAGCGGACGAACGTGGGGCCCAGCTCCCGGTAGACGCTCGGGAACTGCTGCTCGATGAATACGCTTATCGGCTTCTGGACGGGACTATCCACGGTTCCTCATCTTCGCGTTGTACGCTTTGTGGAGCTCGTAGACCAGGTCCGGCTCAGTCCATTCTTCTCGACCCCCGATGGGGACCGGCTTGTCTGACAGGCCCGGGTCGGCCTCCCTCTGGTAGTCGTGCCAGTACACCTGGTGGAGCCCGCTCTTCAACTTGTGAATGCGGAAGACCGGCTCCTGGGTGTCATGGAGGCGAGCCTCGCCCTTGTCCATGTCAATCAGGAACTTGTTGTTGACATAGACGTTCTCGTTGACTTTCTTGGCTCTCATCATATGCTGATAATACCACGGAGTCTGGTCGGTTATATCCAGGTCGGTCCAGTGGTTGCGCCACGGAGAATAGCTGGCCGAGTCAGGATTTGAGATGGGCTGGTTGTCGAACCCATGGAGTTCCTGCTGGTACGGGTGCCAGTGGAGTGTCTGGATCTTCGCGTTGCCGGGCCGGTAGAAGACTGACAGGCGAGTCTTGTGAGGCGCCTCGCCATTCCTGACCTGGAAGACCGGCTCATTCGTCCTGTGATGGTAGAGGGTATCACCCTCCCGTCTGAAGTCGACGTCGGCGTCGGGAGAGTGAGACTGGGCCTCGTTAACCTTCTTCTCCCTCATGGCTTTCGCATAAGCGGTGTAGCCGTGATGGGCGATCTGGTACCTTTCCCAGATACGGGGATCGAGACCGGTGTGGTTCCAGACATAAGCTTCCGGATGGAAGCCGTGCAATTCCTGCTGGTAGGGGTGCCAGTGGAGGACGTATTCTTTCTCATCCGACCTGGGTGCGCGAAAAGTCTGTTCCCTTGAGGTAAAGAGAGGCTCGTCAGTATCGGGGTGGTGCCAGACTCCGCCCCGCTCAACGAGCACGCGGCGTTCGGAAGCTTCGTCGATGAATTCCCGAAAGGGCTTCATTACTCGTCACCGACCACCTGGAGGATGTCGACTGAGACTTCGTCAGGCTCGATAGACAGGATGGTGTTCTTCTTGACGGACACGTCCTTGCTGGCGGGCCGGGCGAAGACCTTGAGGAAGCTGCCCGGGTAGTCGGAGACGGTGAAGTTGCGGAGCTGGACCAGCCCCGAGTCGTAGTCCATGGTGCCGACCTGGACCACCCTCACCTTGTTGTTCCCGTCGGTCCGGACCACGAAGACGTGACCGTCGCCGTCATCCTCGAGGAACACGGTGGTCCCGGAGAGGGTGAACAGGTCGCTGGTGATGGAGTACTCATCGTCGATCGGGTACCGGGAGTCGGCCTGGGGATACCGCTTGTAGACCGGCATCTCGAAGTGGACGTCGAGGTTCTGCGGGGTGTTCCGAGCCGGCGTCGTCTTCTTGTAGACGAGCAGGTCAGTCTGGTTGCCGACCACGGCGGCCGACGACTCGTCGATGGCTCGGATGAACCGGGAGTACCGGAGGGTTGCCCCGAAGGTGCCGAGGTTGTCCGTGGAGAAGTCAGAGATGGCATCCACGATCAGGCCCTGCATGGCCGCCGGGCTCAGGCTGGTGATGCCCACATCGTAGGTGACCGTCGACTTCACCGCCACGTACGTGTTGATCGGCGGGACGAACTCGGGCGAGATGGTCTTGGGGCAGCGAGGCTTGAGGAAGTCGAAGAAGGCCTGTTTCTTGGACTCGGGGAGTCCATCGACGCTGGGGATGTCGACCGCCACGAACACCTTCCGGTAGAGCGGCGGGTCAAGCTCTTCTCCGCCGTAGACGGAGACGTTCCGGATCTCCGGGAACTGGGCCTGGAGCATGATCCCGTAGTCCTCCGGGGCCGATGCCCGTTCCTGGACCTGGAAGTGCCTCGGGGCGAAGAAGCGGATCGACTCGAGGTCCTCGCCCGGGAGCCCGCCCGACGAGATCGAGATGGTCTGGACGTTGATCGTCGCGGCGTCCTCGGTGGGACCCGGGTTGAAGTTGAGCGTGAAGGTCCGGGCCCCGTTCCCCGCCTCACCCACGGACACCCGGTAGTCAATCACGACCCGGGCACCCTCCTTGGGTTTCCTCCCCACCACGCCGTCGCCGAACACGACCTCGTACTGGTCCAGCTCGTTGACCTGGAGGAAGAAGACTCGGCTGTTCTCGTCCAGCCCCAGGAGGCTCGTCGCGTAGCGGTACGTGCGGCCCGTCACGGCCCCGTCTTCAAAGACCACGACCGCCAGCGACGAGGTATCGACGTTGGGGTTAGTCACGATGTACCTGCGACCGTCACGGGCGGTGTAGGCGTCGGAGAGGTAGGGCCCCTCGTAGATGGTCAGGTCGGTCGTGAAGCTCCCGTTCGGGCTCGTCACGACGGTCGTCTCGGGGATCGAGAAGTTCAGGCTCGTGTTCTTGATCACGGTCGAGAGGGTCTGGCCCTTGGTGAGCACGTAGGACCCGTGGGACCCAGTGAACGTGAGTCGGACCTGGGCCTGGGCTGACCGGACAGACCTGGGAACGTAGTTGAGCTCCTTGGCCCGGGACACGACGCTGGTCCGGACCTGGGCCGAGTCGAGGAAGGACTCGGTGATGTCCATGTTCGTGTAGAAGGCCATTTTCCAGGCGTTGTAGGCCATGACCCGCATCAGGGCCCGGATGTTCGACCCCTCGTAGTCGTAGTCCTTGAACTCGGGTGTTCCCCTCATGTACTCGATCAGGCTCGCGAGCCAGTCGTCGTAGTCGAGGGAGAGAGCCGAGAGGCTCGAATTAGCGGTATTGGCCAATGGGTTACCTGACTCGCCTGAGGAACACGTCCACACGTACCGGTGTCGACGAATTTAGGGTTGCGAAGGTGATGGTTGCGGTGGCGTTCCCGTCATCGTCGATGTTCGTCTGGACCGAGATGAGCCTCGCTCGTGGCTCGTTGTTCTGGATGGCCTGGGCGATGGTCTCCTTCAGGACCTCAAGGGAGATGATGTCGGCCGGCTCGAAAGTGACGTCATGAGCCTTCGAGCCCAGCGTCGGCTCGAAGGGCCAGGACTTCTGAGAGGTCAGGACGATGTTCTTGATCGAGTTCTTGACCGCCGTCTCGTCGGTGGCCCGAGCCAGGTTCCCCGTGACGGGGTTCCTGTCAAAGTCGATCAGGAAGTCGCTGTAGAGCTCGACACGCTTGCCGCGCTCCGTGAACCTGTCAGCTCGACTTACCATTCACTTCCTCATCCAGTACCAGGTCGAAGCAGTCGGCCTTCACATTATCCCAGGGGCTGTAGATGTGGTAGTCCACCTTCTGGCCGCCGGTGACGGGCGAGATGGACTCGACTCGGACCTTGACCTTCTCCACCTCGACCTCGTCGAGGAACTGGCTCCTCTTCTCGTCAACGGAGAAGGTCAGCCCCACCGGGTTGATGTTGTTCTGGTGGGCGAACTTGAGAGCGGTAATGAGCAATTTCTTCTCTCGACTCACGGTCTCTACCTCACGTCTTTGCAAATGTCTGTGCCGCGGGGCCGTCCTCAGTGACGACTCGCGGGCCGCTGTCATTCTCGTCACCCAGGCCCAGGTAAGTGGGCCCGACGGTGTTAACCCTCGGGGACTTGATAGTTATGCTGTCGGAAGTGATGGTAATGGAGCTCGAACCCACCTCGAAGATGATCTTCTCGACCGACATCAGGGTGAGCGTCTTGCCCACCTGGAGGGTGAACTCCTGGTCCACCTTCATCTCGACGGGCTTCTGCTCGCCGTCTCCGTCGAACTTGAACTGGGCACCCCCGCCGAACTTGGCGGTGAGCTTGCCCTTCACGCCGGTGACCATGTCACCCTTGACGGCGGAGACCGAGTCCCCGCCCACGACGGTCTTGGAGTCCCCCGAGATGGCCGTCGATGAGGTCCCCTTCACCTCCGAGTGGCTGTCACCGCCCACCGACGAGCGGGTCGAGCCGGCCACCTTCACGTCGGTGTTCTTATCGACCGTCTGGGTGTGGCCGCCCTTCACGTACTGGATGTTGTGGCCGACGACCATCTCGACCTGCTTCCCGTCAGGCGAGATCTCCCGGTAGGTTCCCGCCTTGTGGGCCCAGCGGAGCCGCTCCTTCCCGGGCGTGCAGTCCATGTGGACCTCGTGACCCGATTCGGTCACGGTCACCTTATTGTAGGGGTATTTCGCGTCGTACGTCGACTTCGGGTGACGCTTGTCTTGAGCCATAAACTACTTAGATGAGCATCAAGGGTCTGTTTCATCCAGCCCACCCTGAAAAATACCGCGGCGACCTGAAGTCGATCGTGTTCAGAAGCAGCTGGGAGTTGATCGTGATGCGAAAATTCGACTCCCACCCGGGCATCCTGGAGTGGTCGAGCGAGCCCTTCCCGATCCCCTACGAGGATGCGAGCTCGCGCCGGAGGGGAAACCTCGGGCGGCTACGTCGATACTACGTGGATTTTTGGGTCAAGATCAAGACGAAGGATGGGCTGGTCGAGACCCTCCTCATCGAGGTCAAGCCGGCCAAAGAGACGCGCCCGCCGGTCAAGGGCAAAAAGCGGAGCCGGCGCTACCTGACCGAGTCCCTCACCTACGCCAAGAACATGAGTAAGTGGGAGGCGGCTCGTCGGTACTGCGCTATGAAGGGGTGGAAGTTCGTGATATGGACGGAGCGGGAGATTGGTATCCCTGAGGGCGGGGTTTGATCGAGGAATAGTAGGTCTGTCCTCTAGGACCTATCGTCTTCTCGATACGCCCATCACGGACCAGCTTGTTAGCGGCCGACCTCGCGGACGTCTTAGCAAACCCCTCGACTTCGAATATCTTCTCGAGCATATCGATCTCGTACTTCTGAGAAGAATTCGCGTCCAGGACCAGCAGGACTGTATCTTCAGTGGAAGTGTCCCCCCGGTGACGCTTTATTCCAGACTGCATGGTCCGTGACGCGATCCTGCCTTTGAAAGGGACATGGAGGGGTTCCTCGATCTTCTCGATTTTCTCGAGCATCCCAGTCCCTGCCAAGAGGTCAGAGATGGTGGACAGCATGGTGCCATCGACGGTCAGGGTTAACTTGTATTTCGGCATGATTCTCTCCGACTTGCGTAAGAATGGAGGAATCTACTACCACAGAAGCACGTTGGATGGAAGGCAACCCGTGTTATAGGGTATCACGGGTAATTTCGGGAAATCATCGGGAATGGTAACATTTTTGTTATAAGGTCTTTCCAGGTGCTCACACAAATCGCCAAAAATCTAAAGCCGGGTGGAAGTTGTGAAACCTTGGATCATATGGCTTGATGCCGGGGAATTCTCGCTTGACTTCTTCAGTCGAGATATTGGAGACCAGCATCTCCCCTTGAGCATCGAACACGTCGCACCATACAGCATCATGGCGGTAGATGCGCAAAGTAAAGTGTTGATGAACTTTAATGGTGTCGTATTCTTGACGAGTCATCTTTGTTTCCAGGTGCTCGGCTTGAAGATCTCGCCGACTGGCTCGGTCATGGGCTGGACCCCGCAGATGTCGGCCGCGATGAGGTTCGGCTCAATTTGCCGGTTCATGCTCAGGCGGGCGAGTTCCCAGACGTATTCTGGACCGGCGGCAAACTGTGAGGGCGGGTGCGGGATCAGGGGCGTCGCCAGCGCGGCGACTCCGCCCAGCAGAAAACCTCGGCGGCTCGGGTTCATCTTACCAATCTTTGTCGTGAGGGGGCTGCTCGCCCCCACGGGTGTTAGCTTCGAGAGCCAGGAATAGAGCCAGGAGTAAGACGCCTCCGACGAGGATGGCCCACATGTTGTCAGCTCCCGTTTGACCCGGGTGCACTCGGAGAGTTTCCCCTCGTCCCGTGGTCGGTACATGTTCATTCTCTTCAACCTTTCCAGGGGTGTCATCAGCCTCTCCGTGTGTGGGTGTAGTCCCATGGGATGTCGAACTTGGAATCGCTGACCGGCGGGGCACGGTCCTCGTCGATACCCAAGATTTCGCGTGTCTTGTTAGCACCTGCTCCCGCTGCCAGCGCGGACACCCACCAGATGGCGCCCAGCCCGAACCAGATGAAACCGACTAGGACCCACCCGACATCTGCCTGCGTCCCGGGCGCCGGCGGTCCCCACGGGGCCGCGAACACGAAGACCAGGAGGCCCGACAGCATGATCAAGAAGGTCACCCACCGGATGGACCGGACGAAACCGAAGAGGCCCAGGATGAAGAAGAGGAATGTCGGGCCGCCGATTCCTAGGCTATTATCGTGGTGGTCGTGATGGTGTTGTTCGCTCATTGAAAGCATCCTACTGCTGGAGGTTCATCTCTGAGTAGGATGGTATTCAGGCCCAAAATAACGTCAACAGCGACGAGGGAGGGAAGATGGGATCGACCCTCCCCCGAAGACCTGCGGGGTGGCAAACCAGTTTCCTGGCCTATGAAGCTCCGCAGGATTTACCGGGTCACGAGCCCCGGATCAGGCGCGGGCGCGCTCGCCCTCGGGCTGGTCGTCACGGGACTCTTCGTCCTGGATGGCCATGATGCCGGCGATAACGTCCTCGAGGTCGGGCCGATCGGAGTCGGCCAGGAACGGGAAAGCTGCCCGCAGTGCGGCCTCGCACTGCTCAGTCGTCATCTGTTCACTTTGGTTGGCCTGGCCGGCCTGGTTCTCGCCCTCATTGTCTGGTCTCGTATTCATTCTGTTCCCTCGTGAAAAATGGATGAGACGAGTGTCCCCTCCTGCGGAAACCAATCTACTCGGAACTGAGAGGATGTCAACCGGCCATTAAATAAGGACATGGCGATCAACGACACAAATCTCAGCACTGCCTCCACGGACGAGATCCAGCTCCCGGAAATCGTAGTCACGCCGGGCGACCTGTCAGGCCCGGGGCGAGACCCCAACCAAGTGCTCGGCACCGGCAACGCCGACTCGATCACGGCGATCAAGCTCCCGCTCGACACGCCACCCTACTACACCAAGATCGGGGTGCACAAGTACGCCCGGACCAACTGGCGATCGGTCGCCACCTTCCAGTTTGACGGGATGCTACTCCTCCCGATCCCGGGGACGATGGAGGACACGCACCAGGTCAAGTACACCGAGAAGGCACTCGGCATGACGGGCGCGGCCGCGGCCGGCTTCATCGGCTCGACCCTCAACACGGGCCTGGCCAATACGCTCGCCGGCCTGGGTGAAAATGCCAGCATCGAGGACATCCGGAACGCGCTCCTCCGTGCAGGAGTCTCCGCGGCCAGCGTCAACGGGGGCATCCTGCCGCGAGCGATCGTCGACGGGTCCCTGGCGGCCGCGGGCATGGCCATCAATAACTTCCTGACCGTCATGCTCGAGGGTCCCCAGTACAAGACTCGACAGTTCCACTGGAGATTCTCGCCCAAGTCAGCCCAGGAGTCGGAGGAGCTCAGGAAAGCCATCGTGTTCCTCAACGAGTCCATGGCTCCTGACCTTTTCGGCAGCTCGGGGAACGTCCTGGGCTCCGCCTTCTTCACCTGGCCCAAGGTCTTCCGGGTCGAGTTCAGCTACCTGGGCGGGCGGGACCTGTCAAGGCAGCTGTTCAAGATGAAGCCCATGGTCCTGACGGGTGCCCAGTTCAACTACGCTCCCCAGGGCATCCCGGCATTCCACGCAGGCACCTCGGCCCCGGCGTTCGTGGACATCAGCCTGGCGTTCCTCGAGCTCGAGTACTGGCTCAAGGGCGACTTCGACGGGACTCGGGCGAACCAGAGCCCGACGCTGCCGACGGAGCCCCTCAGCAACAATAACCCGCCGGGGAACACTCCGGGAGCCGAGCCGCCATTCATCCCGGGTGCCCTATGACGGGCTACTTTAAGAACTTCCCGACCACTTCGTACGCCAACACGGCCGCGGTCGACCTGACCAGGCGGGTCGTGATCGATGACAAGTTCCGGGACAACCCCTTCGCCTTCTACCCATACACGATCAAGGAGCATGACCGGGCCGACACCATCGGGCTCGCCTACTACAACCAGTCGGACCGGGCCTGGCTCGTGTACCTGTCCATGGGCATCCGGGACCCGTATTACGACTGGCCCGTCGACAACGAGGTGTTCGAGAAGTTCGTCCGGAGCAAGTACGGGTCATCTGAAGAGGCCAAGCAGCAGGTCCTGTTCTGGCGACTCGACTGGTCAGACGCCGACGCGGAGCTGACCCCGGCCGACTTCGAGCTGAACATCCCCGAGCCCCTCAAGAAGTACTACGAGGCCCAGTACGGGGAGGGGGCCAATATCCTCAGCTGGCGGCGCCGGCGAGAGGACTGGCAATCGAGCACCAACATCGTCGCCACCCTGGACATCGAGTCGGCCAACGGGACTTACACTCCCGATGAGCGAGCCACCATCTCGACGGGCAACACCGTCACCGCCAACGTGACCATCGCCTTCGCCAATGCCACGCACGCCGTGGTCGAGAACGTCTTCGGGAACGTCGAGACCACCGGGGTCCTCACGGGCCTGTCATCGGGGGTAACCATGACGGTGACGGGCCTGCAGGAGATGGCCAACTCGATCCCGATCGACGAGCGGCCCTTCTGGAGCCCTGTATATGCCTATGATTTTGAGGTAGAATCGAACGCACAGAAGAAGTTCAGTCGACTGGTCGACGAGCGGTATACAGGCGAGATAGAAGCGGGTCTCAAGACGAAGCTCAACACATGAAAATAGAGATGGCCGGGTACGACAAAGTTTCGAAGAGCATCCTGTTCAGCCTCAAGCCGACCGGGGAGCCGATCTTCGCCGCCAGGTCGGCGACGGGTTCCCTCAACTCCGAGATCCAGTTCGATGTCCAGTGGAAGTCCAGCGTGTCAGAGTACTTCGTCTACTGGTCTGAGTACATGTGCAATCTTCATGGGCTAGATGCTACGCAGCCGGTCGCGAAGGGGACGTTCAGCTACCGGTCAGACTTCCTCTGGAGGTGGCCCGACTTCCCCCTCCTCACGTCCAAGTACCACGACTATGCGAGGAATGGCTTCAGGCAGTGAACGGTTTCAACCCAGGTGACGTCGTCATCCAGGAATGCATGCTCGGCGGGGCTCTCGGTCAAGTTGACGTGAGGGCGAGGGTTCACAGCTTCAGCGTCTTCGAGCACATCCTCAAGCCGTATACGAGCATCGTCATGAAGGTCATCGACAATGCCGACATCATCAACACCAACGTGGGCCTTGACGGGACCAACACCCTCAAGCTGAGCTTCAGCCAGCCGACCCAGGACCCCTACGTGGGCAACTGGACCCTCACCTCTGTCGAGAAGGCGCGGAACCTCCAAAGTCAGAGGACCGCGGTCTACACCCTGGTCGGCTACTCCAACCACATGCTCAAGCACCCCAAAGTCCAGAAGTCGTACCGGGACATCCCCGCCACGTCGGTCGCCCAGGACCTGATCACCAACTTCCTGGGCCCGAACAAGCCCCTCGTGATCGGGGCCCCGGCGAGATCGACGGTGGGTAACAAGCACATGCCCTACAACGTCAATGGCATCGGCATCCACAAGGCGATCAGGTCAGTGCTGCTCCGGGCCGCTTCCTCGGTCGACGAGAGCTCGGCCTATCTCTGGTTCGAGAACCAGCACTCGATGATCATCGACACCCTCGAGAACCTGATGGGGAAGGTGGCCGGGGGTCCCAAGTACATCCAGCGACCCATGGGCCAGAACTTCGCAATCGACGTGGCACTCCAGCAGTTCACCATCCTCCGACTCCGGGAGGAGAACCGGACTGACCAGAGCGACTCGGTCCTGTACAAGAAGCAGGCCACGAACACGTTCGACTTCTTCTCGAACAAGTTCCAGAAGGGCGAGACGAACCAGGCCACGACCTACCTGAATATCCCCTACAACATCATGAGGCCCCCGACGTTTGCCGCCCAGTTCCTCAACAAGCGGAAGGAAGTGGCGGGCAAGTTCGACAGCCAGTCCGTCACGATCGAGGTGGCCCTCAACCCGGAGCTCACCGTGGGCGAGGGCTTCGCGGTCGACACCCTGGCACCGTCGGGCGACACTGACCTGGCCCTCCCGGACCTGATCGCCGGCAACCTCCTCGCCTCAGAGGTCCGCCACACGGTGAACATGACCAAGGAGCGGATGCAGGGCACCACCACGGTGAAGGGTGTCCGCGGCGGATTGGACGGGCTATGAAATCGCTCAAGGAATTCATGGAAGAGGACCAGGCCGGCGAGAACGCCACGTGGACCCACAAATACCCGGATGACAACACCGTCGACCTCCACCACCCGGAGACCGACGAGCCCGCGTACCGGGTCAAGCACAATGACATCTCCTGGCACCAGGTCAAGCGGCCGCCGGGGCTGGCCCGTGAATGGCACGTCGACTGGCACCCTCACGTCAAGGAGCAGGTGCCGGGCCTCAAGCCCGTAGGCGGCAGCTTCTCTTTCGCACACCCTTCGGCGAGCCCGGAAACGAAGGAGAACTTTGACTTCCACGTTAACATGATTAGGATCATGGGCGGTGACTGGTACGATCTGAAGCGTGACGGGAAGATATGATGCCTATAGGGGTACACCCTAAAATCCGGTTAGATCGCGATCACACGCTCCGCCTGATCGAGACCGGTGAGCCCATCGTAGAAGTGATCGGCTATATCGTCCCCCATCGCCCTGACCAGATGCGAGTCAGGTGGACGCCCTACGCGGTGAGCATCATGGATAAGCGCTTCAACAGGAAGACTTTCCTGGTGAACGGCAGCTTTCCGGAAGCTTCAGCTTGGAACATGTACGAGAAATACGCGAGGATGGGCGCGTTCTCGTGACGGATGGGGAGTACTACGCCATGGAAATGAATGATGCCGAGATGGTCGCTCGAGGCGGAGATGAGCTCTGGGGAGACCTGGGCTGCATCGCGGGGTTAGACCGGGTGAAAGAGTGGAACGAGGTGGTCCTGGCCTTCGAACCCAGAATTCGTGAAGACAGGATCGAGTTCGTCGACCCGGTGACCCAAGAGCCCTTCTTCATGATCCACAAGTCGACGCAGAGGGGGCGATACATCGAGCTTGACTGGCACCCCTACGTCACTGAGATGCACCCCGTCCCGCCGATCGCCTGCCGGACCCTATGGAAGGGTAATATAATGGCGACGGCCTGGTACGTCACGCGAGAACACGTCGGGCTCTTTTTCCTGATGTCGGAGATGTACCAGAAGTACGCCAGGAGAGGCTGGAAGTGACGGAGAAAAACCTCGGCAGGACAGGCGGCTTCTTCACGTTCGGGGTGGTCGTCAACCGCAAGGATGACCCCACGCAGAGCGGCAAGTGCCGGGTCCGGTGGGACATCGGCGGACTCAACCAGAGTGACCTGAAGGAGGAGGACCTCCCCTGGTCGGGTGCAGCCTGGCCGGTCACCAACCACAACATCGGACATAAAGGCGGGCCTCACACCGGCCTCCTCGAGAACACGAAAGTTTTCGGATTTAGTCCTTCCGGCGATGGGCAAGATGTTATAATCCTAGGATCGCTCGTCTCCTCCGGCACCGGAGACCGAGATGGGCAGCCCCAGTATGACTCGGACATCCCTGTCGCCGCGAAGGACCAGGAGAACGGCGGCGAGAACCAGCCGCAGTACGACGACCGGAACTGGATCATCACCAAGGACTCCATCACTAAATACGCCCAGGACGAGGGTGGTCCTGACAAGCAGGCGGCCAAATTCCCCGACCTCCCGGAACCCATCGGGACACTCGACCAACCCATAGAGGCGTGATGTCTTACGTTGAACTGCAAGAGCATGGCAAGACCCACCCCTCGTATTTCGACGCCAAGAACCTGAGAGACGACATCCTCGGCGTCACCAGCCAGCTGGACATGGTCACCTACACCCAGCCGACCTGGCAGACCGTCGTCACCTTGAGGTCGGGATCGACCCTCTACTTTGACCGGATGCGCGCCGAGGAGTTCATGACGAAACTCCAGGAGGCCATCACTAAGTCAGAAGGCCTGCTGTTCGGATAATGGCCGCTGCTCAGAAACTCCTCCAGCACCTCGTATCGGTCAGGAACCAGTCGGGGTCCATCAAGCCGGCGCCGCACGGACTCCTCAAGCTGAAGGAGTCGATCACCAATGTGCCGTTCGAGCTGCTGGTCCCTGGGCTGTCGGGTGTCATCACCCAGGCCAACCTCGCGAAGGGGATCGCCCGGCTGATCAAGCAGCTGGGCAGCGTCTCGGCCGTGGGGAACTTCGGGGGGATCCTGGCGAAGGCGGGAGGCACCGAGGCGCAGCACATCTCCCAGCTGCCGCTCGACCAGCTGGTCGCCGCCGTGGGGGAGTCGGTCGCCTTGACCGCGTCCCTGGATTCTTACCTGGGATCCTCTGACCAGCAGGCGATGGATCGCCTGGGCGGCGTCCCGCCGACTGCATAAGGAAAACCCGGGGGCGAACTCCCATGCGACCCCGGGTTCCTCTTGACGGCCAGTGATGGTGTTGTCAGGCACAACCGACCGTGCCGCCTCGAGCTGCTACTCCGTACGCCAGACCCTGTACTTCTTTTCGCCTGTCTTGCGAACGGTGAATTTTCGGCCATCCTTGACGTGGTACTTGATGGACGCGTATATGGAGGAGGGTGATCTGTAGTCGATTTCGAAAGAGTCACCCACTTCCATCGTCAGCAATACGTGCCACCTGTTTTCCTTACCCCCGCGACAAGCGCGGGGGATCGGGACACCTTTTTCGATCTGGATCATCACGACACTTCGGCTGCGTCGAGGAGCTCGACATCCTGCCGTTCGAAGTACACGACGTTATCCAGTCCCCCTTCCGACTCGAACTGGTAGAGGGTCAGGACATAGGGTTCGTACGCCGCGTATGGGTATCCCTCGCCGTCGGACGCTTTGACGTAAGCGTAGGTCATCACCCGCACGACGAACTGAGACACACCCTGAACCTTCTGGACCGGCATATCAACCCACTTGGTCGGCTTGTCGACGCCGGGTCCGTACTTGGTGTCAGTGTCCGCCTCCATGATAACTTTCACCCAGGCGATCTGCGCCTGGATTTCGTTGTAAGCGTCACGGGTAACGGGTTTCCAGTTGGTCACGTCGAGCAGCTCGCTCGACGGAGCAGCCGGTTCCTTGACTCCCACATCGGGAACCGCGTGCGGTCGGCCGATGATTTCCACTCGGAGTTCGCCGGCGCCGACGTCGATCAAGTCAAAGACGACGTCGGGTGTCTCGATCACTTCCTGACCTGTATACCACCCCATGTAAGCCACCGTCTCGGTGGACGGTGTCCTGTTCGGGTGGAGTCGGACCTTGGCCAGAGCGCGAGCTACGGCGCCGTATTCCTCGTCCCTGTTCACTCGGTAGGTGTCTATGAAGGCTTGGACGACGACGGACAGGGATGCGTTGAGGAGGTCAGGGGACGGTTC